ATCCTTAATTGAGATTAGATCATGATGAGTTTTAAGTCCATGTATCACACTTGCATGATCTCTGTTAAACATTGCTGCTATCTCATACAGTGTAAGTCCCTCCTCTCTAAGTAGGTTGTAAAGATAAAAACGCTTATAAGTGTAGTGTCTATATCTGTGTCGTGCTTTGAGGTTGTTATCCTCAATGTATTGTATTATGTCAGTCATTTTTGTATTTATTAATTATTCCTATTGCTATTGCTATAATTCCAACTGTGAATAATAGTAGTGCCATCTTTGCCTCTTCAACCATTGGTCACCTCCTCTACTTTATAACCCCATTGCAGGAATTGTTCTAATGAGTCACGCTCTTCATTAGGATACTTAGGATCAAATAGACATCCATTAGCATCAAGGTAGCAATACCACCAAAATCCTAACTCATCCTCCATGGCATCCTCAAGCCATACTCTGTATTGTTTCATAATTAAACCTATATGCTTCAAATACTGCTCATGTTTCTCTGGAGTGTCTAATCCATCTGGCATTCCATACTTATCCATTCCTATTGCTATGCGAATAGCTCCTCTAATGACTGAGTCTGGGTGTATTGAGTTACCATTTTGCAGCATTACCTCTATACTTTCAAGTAGCTGTAGCATTTCTAAGTTTTGTTTTTTCATGTTAATTAAATTTTAATGTGTAAGCCATAGCCTTCCATGCTAAGACTAAACGGGTTGGATTTGTTATTCTCATGATAATCTCTTTTGTTCGTTAATACCTTTGAATAGTTCAGAGCTTGACTCAATCATGCCGGTGGCCTTGATGTAATCAACCTCAATCTTTGCACTCTGGATGATAACAGATCCAATTGTTGCCACTGCCTGTGCCTTTTCAATTTCCTTATTAAGCTCCTCCATTGTGAGCTCATCATTATCCAATCTCTCTAATGCTGAGAATAAGTGATCACGTAGATCATTGATTTTGTTTCTTGCCATTGATTTTCTTTTTAAGTTTACTATTTAATTTAATTACTTCCTGTATCTCAACAGGAAATCTTTGTATGGTATTCCTATCCATGTTATTACGCATGTCAATCATTTCAAGGTTATTAATATCCCAATGCATTGTGTTGCCATCTTTAAACCTCACAACATGACCAGGAGGGATTGACCCATTATGTTGCTCCCACACCACTCTATGCATCAACCTCCAATCACTATCTTTTATCTTAACATAAGCATAAGTCCTGCCCTCTTTGTCAGTTCTAAAATTGATTGTTCCAATAGGCTGTGTGTTATGTGGTTTACTGCCTTTTTTGAACATGGTAGGTTTAACTCTATCATAGATATGTTCCGGCATCTTGGCTCCTTTGTTGTGAGGTTTATTACCTTTTGTAAATCTATATGCTTTGCCTCCTTCAATTAAATTATGTCTGCCAGATGTTTCAGATGCAAGATATTCTTTTGACTTATGCAATCCCATTCTATGAGCTTTATTTGCCACAGTGCAGTACTTAAGTCCAAGCTCATTAGCAAGGTCAATGGTTCTCATGTGAGGGAATTTTTCTCTTATGATATCATCTAAGTTCATACTCTCTCAATTTTAATGATTAGTTTCTCCCAAAGGTTGCTCATTCTGCGAGCCTCCCATTCTGAGTCTGCTTGCACAGTCTTTTTTAATATCCTCCAAGCTCCTCCCATGTATCCTCGATAGTGTATTGTCCACATTTTTTAATACTTTTAAATAGTTATTGTATCTTGTTATATCAAAGTTATCCCAGTAACTGATAATTGCTAAGTTGATTTTAGGCTCTCTCATGCTATCCTACTACTCCGATATACATCAACACAAAAGTGATAGCTAATAATGCAGCAGAGAACACTAAAACATCTCTCACAGCCTTTTGATCTTCTGTCATGATTAATAAGTTTTAAGGTTTGACAAATAAAGTTCTAATCTTGCAAGAGCTCTTGACTGAATATTAAGTCTATGCTTATACTTAGGAAGTAACTCATAGAACATACCTCTACTCAAATCTTTTAAAGTATCAGATGTTACTCTGATTCGAGTTAACATGCCCTCAATCATCCACTCAACATCCTCAACACGCTCAGTTAATAGTTCATAGTCAAGGTATTTACCCTCACCTCTACACTCATTGCAAATATCAGACTCACTATGAGATGGATGCTCATAAGCACTGCTAATTAATACTGAACCTGACCCCCAACAAGTGTCGCATTCTTTGATAAATTCTGTTTTCATACTGTTTTGTTTATTATTTATAGAACAAAGTTAGTAAGTTTTTTTATATATGCAAATAATTAGCGTAATTTATAATGATTCTAAATAAGGAAAGCCCACCTAAGTGAGCTAAAAAGCTATATGTATAAAGGGTTTATTTAGATTTCTTAAATCGCTTTACAACAAACTTAGATGCTAATGTTGCAACAGCTTTAAGGAATTTATTTTCAGACTCAACAGTTACCTTAGTTCCTGTCTCATCTTTTTTGATGTTGACATCTACTTTCTTACCATCATAATCAAGCTCTTGATTGATACCATCTTTGTGGTATTCTATCTCTGCCTTATTTGTTTTTACAATTACATCAATTTTGTCATCCTCAATGTTAACCTGTACTTTCTTAGGTCTGCCTACTTTTTTTGCCATTTTAAAATTCGTTTATTAATACTATTGATACTTTCGCTTGGTCTTTTGCCATGCGAACCATTCTCTCATAATCAGGGTTATTGTTAAGCACTAAGCATCCCTCTGACCATCCTCCAATTTGAGTTGCTACCTGTTGACTACCTTTATTGTAAGTTGCTCCATGAACATTCATAAAGATAATGTTATCCATAATGTTAGTGGTGGGGTTTGTTTTACCATCTGCTGTGTAATCTCTTCTGTAAGGTACTTTGGCAACCTGTCTAAGTGCCTCCATTTTACCTCTGTGAAGTCCATAAGCATAACAATCATAGTTCCATCTGTCAGCTTCCATTACTGCAGTTCCTTTGTTGCCCTTATTGGTAGTGCAAGAGGTTACATATTGGAAGGCTGAGCCCTTGAATATATATACTTTGTCATCAAAGATGTTGTTGCCGTCCTCATTTGACCTAACAAACAACAGCCACATATCAGATGGTATGTTCTTATAAGTAGATAATGACTTGACTCTATCTAAGAGTTGTTTATCAGTGTAGTTCTTAACGTTGCTCATTGCTTTCTACAGTTAATTGTGATATTGTTGCTGCTACTGTTCCTGCTGTTGCTACATATCCTGCCACAGTTATGACCGCTGCCGGTAGTGTGATAGGTGCAGCAAGGATAACTCCTGCTATTGCACCCACTGTAATGGCTGCCTGTTGTACTCTCTTCCAGAATTTTGGAGTGGGAGCGTTCCATCTTTGTGCTATGCTCATTTTAAATTTATTTCTATTAGTTTCTTAACTGATTGAGTGAGCTCACTTATCTGCTCAGCAAGATGCTTGATTTCAAGTTGTGTCATTTTCTCAATGGCTTCATATTTAAACCTTGCCTCATTATCAACAAGTTCAATCTTGCCTTTGAGCCTTCCTTGAGTCTCAATGATATCCTTTTGTTCCTTCATAACACTTCTTAAGTCACTATGTAAACTCTTTAAAAAATACCCTATGCCGGATATGAGTATTGTTATCACTGTAAATGCTACTTCATTAAATCCCATCACAAAATCAATATGCTGTTATTATATCCATTCTCTCTAAATCCTCCACAAGGACAGTCAAATCTACACACTTCCCCACAGTTGCAACCACAATGATCAATCATAGGTCTTAGGTCAGTATCTCTGTTCACCTCTGCTGTGAACTCAGGATATAAATCCTTATTAGCTATCAAGTATCTTGTTAACCTGGTCTCAAAGAATGAAGCCTTTTGTGCGTAGTGCTCCATCCCAAAGGCAACCTCTGATCGAGTTACTGAACTTGAGAAATCCCCAAACTGAGTCTGCAGTCCTTTGTTTTTAAGTTGATATGTCAAGCCAAATACAGCATCCTCTGCACTCCTCCAAGCTATAACAGGTTGAATGTATGCCACAAGTGCCTCCTCATCATTAGTCAATGTCTGAGCATTGTACTTAGTTAGTAGATAGTTGTAGAATGTAGTGCCTAAGATAGGCATAACTCTGAGCTGTGCCTGTGTTGCTATATATGGAGTAACATCTGTCACATCAACATTGGCTGTGATAGGTGTGTTAGTCTTTAAATATGTTTCTGTTATAAAGTATATCATGGTGCAGGTGTTTCAGTTGGTATAACATCACCGCCCTCTATTGGAGGCAGTTGAGCCAGTGCTCTGATTTCATTAGGTGTCATGCTTCCAAGTACCTTAGTAGCTACCAATGGACTTAATGAGTTCAAAGCATCTGATGTCTTAGAGGTATCACCTTCAAGTTCAATGATTGTCTCATTAATGATCTGAAAGTTGTTAATTGAGAACTTGCCAGGTATCTTAGCAATGGTCATTATCTCATTAACTATCTCCTCAACTTGTCTCCTCAATGGCATGACTACATTCTTTTCAAATACAACATAAGCCTGCTTGATATCACTGCCTGATCCAAGAGATCCTTGAGTTCTTACTCCCATAAGGATGGGATCTATTGTGTGAGCAAAGCATATCTGCTCAGTGTTAAGGCTTGATGCCTCTTGAAACAACTTATCATTGCTGTTAGTTGGTAGGCTTTCAATCTTAGGTAACTGATCTT